ATAGAAAACTCTGCGTTCTGGTGATCGAACAATCCGATAAGCCATCATAGCGTCTTCAAGCAATGTAAGCTGCCTCCAGATCCGTCTGGATGCCTCCAAAACAGATGTTCCATACGGCATATGTTTATCATTACCAAGCACTCTGAAATGAGCTAGTTGCCAATTTTCCAAGGTCAAGCCACCAGTATTCCATTGAAATTGAACATAATTGGGATTTGCCTCATCCTCTCCTTCGAGCCTTTCAACTTCTTGCGGAGGTAGCCCAATTACATTTCGAATTCCCATATTTTCATCAATGTCCAAATAAAGAAATAGATCTCCATATTTGCACATTGTACGACACCAACCGAAAAGATTATAATCAATATTAAGAATGTTGTGATACAATGTATCTAAAACAGATTTAATTTCTTCATTCGGACATTTGATAGTTAACATTGGTTGCAACATTGAATGAGTGGTCATCTCGTCAGCGTAAATGTCTAGAGCAGAAGCCAGTTCCGGCATATATTCCATTTGATCAAAATCGACATAACGCTCTGCCCTGTTTCTGTTTGAAATCATGTTAGCAGCTAGAACATTCATAGGGTTATATTCAGTCTTTTTAAACTGTTGTCCGGAAGCTGATTTAAACCATTTGGAATAAATATCCAAATGCCTTCTTCTCAATTGTCTTCCAGTTTGTGTTCTTCTGTTAATAATCGGACCAGAAAACAATCTAGTCAAAGCCTTAAAAAGCTTTGTTTCCTCATTATATGGGCTTCTTCCTTTTCTTATTCCTTTTGGCATTTATTTAACCTCTAAAAATCCATGCGAATTCTGTTTGTTGTTTTATTGTTTCTTCTATTTTCTTTTGTTTTTTTACATCTTGATAGCCATCCATTCCTTCAATGGCTGTGTTCATCATGCGCGAGCTTGTGAACATCCCATCAAGCATAGCTTTTTTATATTCCACATCNCTTTCATTAACTTGTAGCGCGGTGTCTCTGACCCAACACCCTATAGCTAAAGCCATTACAAGATCATCATTATAACTTCTCATTGCTTGTGGTTTCCCGTTTTTCCAAATAAAAGTTTTCAATTCATTAAACAATCTAACAGAATTTGTTCTAATTAGCTTATTTCGTATGAATTCTTCCAATTTGGCGACAATGAGAGGTCTTGTTTTTGTTGTTGTAGAGAACCCGGGCAATGCTTTTGTATTGTGTTCGGCTTCCAAGGCATCAATGTATTCATGAGAAGATTTCAAAGAATAATAAAGATTTGGATATTCTAAATCTTTTAATTTTTCTAAAACAGAGATCCCAATACTATTGTTCTCAACAACAAGAAGACAATTACCAAACTCCTTTCCTATGCTACAAAGGAAGGTTGAGTAAGTATCTAGATTTGGTTTTCCTTGATACTCTCCTATGATCTCCATGGTTTCAAGCTTTATAATGTGGAAAACCGAGTGATCAGTACCATCACCACGTGCAACATCAGCAGTTAACAAGTAAGTGAAATTTGGATCGTATCTTTCCCAAAGCCAAAAATTTCTATCATATCCGGTTCTATAGATTGGATCTCTAATATTGTTAAAAATAATTTCCAAATCATCCGGATGTACAACAGTTTCTCCAGAAGCATTAAAAGAACACTCGAGTTCTTGAGCGATTTGCCTCTTTGACATATTCCTTGTTTCTTTTTCAAACCAAGCTTGATCTCTATCCGGATGAGTTTGCCATGGCAAATTGATTGTATGAAATTCGTTGTCATCTGCTATGGCTTCTGTATAGATTTTATGAAACCAGTTACCAACTCCATTAGGGGTGGACAAAGCTATACATCTCCCACCTGTCGACAAGGTAGGGTAAATAGACGTCCAAATGTTATTCATGTTTTCAATATGGGCAGCTTCGTCGAGAACCAAAAGAGAAAGAGCCTCCGAGCGACCAGCATCTGTGGAAGTTGAGGAGGCTTTGATGATTGAACCATTTGAAAGCTCAAATGAAGTTCTATTGTCTATAATAATTTCTGAAATCTTTATCCACTCGGGGAGATTCTTCATGGCCATCTTAACCTTACGAACAAGGTTTGTGGCCGTACTCAGTTTGGTTGCCAAAATGAGAATGTTTTTCTCTTTGTGAAATAACATAAACCAAACACAATATGCCGCAACAAGGGTCGAAAGACCAAGTTGTCGTGCCTTGAGAACAACGTTGAATCGATAATCGTTAAAATCAACAAGACAATCTTCTTGGAAAGGATATGTTCTAAAAGGGATTCTCCCTTTCATTGGGTGAGATATTAGGCAATAATTGTTAATGAAATAAGACGGATTCTTACCAGATTGAATAATTTCCTTTATAATTTGTTTTTTTGTTAATTGAAATGACATTCATTACTTTTGGTTTGCGCCTTTCTTATATGTTACATTTTGAGGACGCTTTGCTTGATGACCACCCATTTCTAGAAACTTGCGAATAGCATCATCCACCTTTCTATTCTCCGAGCCTTTGGCAAGAGAGAAGTCGTCTTCCTTAACGCCTGAAATACTATAGTGTTGCTTTGCATTAACAAAAGAACGGATCCGAGAAGTGCTTTGAGCAATGATATCCGGATCTCCTTGTTTTGTCAAAGTGATAGAATTTCCTGTGATCGCTTTGTATTCCTTTTGAAGAAACTTCTTAATCTCATTAAGCTTGCGAGCAATTTCATCTTCGAACCCACCACCATAAATCTCTTTCAATTGAATGTCTGATTGGTAAGTAATACACATGCTATCGTTGTAAAACTTAACACCAAAACCATCCATAACTCTTTTATCTAAAATAGGATCACCTTCTTCTCGCGAAATTCCTACCTTGCGAACCTCTCCATCATATGAGTAGCGTTCGTCGTGAGCGCCATCATAAGCATTTGCGGCTGCTTGTTGCAACCCTTGAATGATTTCTAGAATATTTGATTTAGCCATTGTTTGGTCTCCAGCCTGTTTTCCATCTCTCTTCTCTACCTTCCACCCATTGAATGTAGCACTTTTCACAACAATTAAACTTTGACATATAAACATCATCATTTGATTTAAATGAATAAATACTGCAAACTGGACACGAACGAGATGAGTTCTTATTAATTAGTTTTCGTGGAACAAAAACGCCACTTACTTCAACTTTGTCTAAATCTTCTTCGCGAAGCTCTTTATGATAAACTTCTTTAAGTTGAATTAGATACTCTTGTTCTTTTTGAGCAGTCCAATCTTTCTTCGGATGTTGGGTTGCTTTTTCACCATATTTCTTCTGTATTTGTTGTTCTATTTTGACAACATAATTTGGATCTTTCTTGGGCATTACATCGACAGCAAAACATAAAATACTGAACCGACACCGGCAACAAAGCCAACCCCTCCTCCTATTGCAGCAACAACCGGAAGTGTCCATTTCTTGTTTTTATGTTTTTTCATAAGATAATCATTTTCTGCTTTGAGGTCTCTCATGAGTTTCTCGTTTTCGGCAATGGCAATTTCACAACTATATGTGGTTTTTGCTTTGGTGATCTCAACAGACTTGTCGATCATTGCTCTACACATAGCTTCGCTAAGATGCTTCTTTGCAACGATCTCAGCCACAGCCTCGTCATTAAGCAGCCTGCCGGCAAACGGAGCCTGTTGGCCTTTATCAATGTTTGTGAATTGTGGTTCGGCTGTCGCAACTGACAGCATTAATAATAACAGCATTAAATCTCCTTAATTCCGAATTCTCTTTCCAATATCTTATCAAGCTCATCCGGGTTGTTTTTTGCTTTCTTAAGAAGTTTTTTGACTTCCTTCTTTTTCTTTTCGGTCTGAATGGTTTTAAAATTTTCGAACTGCTTGTCGGCTTTCTTTACTGATTCTTCATACTTAACCTTAGCGTTNTTAACNTCNTCAACATGTTGNTGGTGNNTNTNNTCAATCTTTGCGGCCTTCTCTTTATATAACTTCAACTCATCCTTAGCCCTGTCGAGCAAGTTGCTAGACTTGTTCCTTCCTATGAAATAAACAACCCCAAAAGCAACCACCAATAGAACTGCCTTCCAATGATGCTTACACCAAAGGAAGGCTTTTTCTAATGACTTTTTGGCAACAGGCCACCACATTACAGGCCGCCGTGCTTATATGTTTTAACAGCATCCACAACGGATTGGCCGCCAACGTAAACGATTGCAATCAATCCCCAAGTTTCAGGGTCAAGCGTAGACCAGACCATGAGGCCGGTTGCTGTGGCAAAAACCAATAGTTTTCGAGATACGGCTTTCGCCAATAATTTATCAATCAAACCGAGTTTCTTCTCGGGGCTCTCTTCGTTCATTTTATGCTCCTTTTATTAATAAATAGTTTAAAAACATTAAAAAATCACCTTTGCATACCCATCTTCGTTCTGAATTTGAATGGAAACATCTACCACATCTTTAAGGGAATCTAGGTGAGAAATTAAGATAACTGTTTTAAAGTGCTCTTTAATTAGTCCCAAGAGTCTTGTGAACCCTTCCATGTGTTCTTGGTCAAGAGCGGTGGCCGGTTCATCAAGGATGAATAGTTGGCTCTTGGGCAGGTTTGTAACTCCAATTAGAGCGAGTCGGATAGCCATGGAGGCAATCGTTTTCTCGGCTCCTGAGCCCATTGAGAGGGGTCTACTGGCCTGATTCGGGTGCTTTAGATTGATGTCCAAATTCTTTCCATTACTCTCGAAATACACTGCAAAGTCAACAAGATTGGCCAATACTTTTGAGATCTCTTCATTGATATGAGGAAGCCTCTGACCTATGATCTTATAAGGGATTCCATTGGGGTGCATGCATTGCATAAACAAATCATATGCTTTCCATTCACGATCAACCTTATCCACTTCTGCTTTTTGTTCTCTCAAGTTTACTAATACCTGATTGGTTGTGCCTTGTTCTATACATAACTCGTTTATCTTTTTTTGACAAGTCTTGAGGTTATCTTTTTTCCTACGAAGTTGGAACTCAATACCCCGACGCTCTCGCAACAATGTGTTGAGGTTTTCGATGGTTTCTTTATTTTCTTCATAAATTTTACGTTTTGTGTCCAGTAGCTCAATCTTTGATAAAGAAGACGAAATTTTCGCCTTGTTTTTCTCAATTGAAAGCTCAAACTTCTCATTATCTCTCAACAATTTAATATGCTCTGCTTCTGAGAGGTTATATTTATCGATAAGGAGATTAACTTTTCCAATATCCAAAGCTTTGGCTTGGTCGCTAAGAAAATCAAGCTCTGCTTCCAAGACAACGATCTTATTTTTCAGTGCAGGAATTTTGGTCTTGGCTGCATTGGCATTGCATATGAACTTACAATTTGGAAATTTATCCCCGCAAGGAATACCATCCAACAAAGTCAATTGTTTTTTCTCTCTATCAATCTTTCTAGAAATCGTACTCTTTTCTGAGTTGCCTTCGCTTCTCGTCTTAGAGATCCCAGCATATTTATCAAACTTCTCTTTGAGTTCAACAATATCATTGATGGAAAGAATCTCAACCAATTCTTTAGCCCTATCTTCATTGGTCTCTTTTGAAATCTTAAGCTCATTATTCTTCTTTCGAAGGGAATCTATAGCATGCCTGTGAACTCGAATTTCTTTCTTTACAACAGCAATATCTATATTCTCAGTCGGGGCTGCTTTAATGTTGTCATCAATCTCACGATATTCAAAATCAAGTTTTTCAATTTGTTCTCCTATAATTTCGCACATTGTGTCTTGACGTTCCAAGTCTAAAGAAATTTCTTCTAGAATCTCCTCATTCTTTCTAATGTCCAAGTCAATGTTCTTTCCATGCATTCTTTTAAGAACACCTTTCATCTCTGCTGCTTCTTTCTTGGCTAGCTTAAACTTTTTATCAAAGATTTCGAGATCAAGAAACTTAGCGAGAATCTCTTTGCGCTTTGTTGATCCTTCTTTAATAAAGGAAAGAAAGTCCATCTGACTGGCCATTGTAGTTAAGAGGAAGTCGTCAAACGTTCCAAACCTCTTGCGAATATTGGCATCTGTCTCGGATCGTGTGGTGCCATTAAGACATTCATCATCGGAGATTCTTGTGAAGTCAAGATCTACCTTCGCCTCCTCAGTCTCTTTCCCACGAGATTTCTTTGTGTACTTCTGAAGGTTGCGGGTGATTTGATATGTGCCATCTCCAATTTGAATTTTCAATTTGCCATTAGCCAGCTTTTCTTTCTGGTTTATAACATGGACGTTTCTTCGCTCTCCTTTGGAGGTATTGTTGAATAAGGTAAATAATATAGAATCAACAACACTAGACTTACCACTGAAATTAGGCCCCAATAGACCAACCACCCCCGTAAGATTTTCGAAATTGATTTTGTTTTTCTTTCCATAATTGAAAAGATTGTCCCATTCGAATTCTTTGAGTTCCCAAACGACATTTCGCATTACCTCTTCATCTTGTTCTGCTACCTTGTTAAACTTATTATTTAATGTCAGCACCTCTTTTAAAACTTCTTCATCCACACCACTTTCTTTTAAGTATTCTTGAATATACTTTTCTTGCGTCTTAATGTCTCGAAGGTTCTCTTTTATTTGCGAATAGTGCCCCCTAGAATGCTCCGTAAGCCCTCCTCTGTTCAAAGAGGTCACACTATAGCAATTCCACTTAGCTTTCGCTAGGGAGCAAATGGAGGCCATTTCTATGGAAGACAAATTATTTTCGCTCACAATGCGGAGTCGAGTATTTTTTGGGATAACTCTGTTTGGAAGAGTGCCATCTGCATTGAGCCTAATTGTAATGAATGGCCGTGGGTTGAATAGTTTTACAAAGCGAGGATTGAACTTATCTTTGCTTTCAATCTCCCACATAAGGAAGCCTTTGATCTCGCCCTCTCCAAAGCCCTGTTGTACGAGGGAGCCACAATAAGCAACGCGACGTTCTGTATCGAGGAACTGGCGCCTGTGTATGTCTCCAAGCATTGCAAAGTCGTGATCTTTAAAGATGGTGTGTTCGTCCTCACCATGTTCCAAT